GACCCCTGCCGCGCCAACCGCACCAAGTCGGCGAATGGCTGGCAAAATGTCTGCTTGCGATTTGATTGCTGCCATGCCTTGCGGGAATGTCTGCAACTCAGAAAGAACCGTCTGGTTGACAGTTCCATCAGCGTTCTTTAACTGACCAACAAGTTGAGCAGCGCGTTGCTCTTGAGCAGCAGTTTGTTGTGCAAGAAGTTCGGTCTGTTGATTACGTTGAGCAATTCTTGCCTGTTCGCGGAACTTTGGCGCTTCCAATCGCAAACCAAACGCAAGCTCCTGGTCACCAGCTTCCAGTGCTGCTTGCGCTGCCGAGTCAAAAGTCTCTGGGCGTGATGGGTCAATCGTGCCCAAAATCTGCTGACGCATGGTGACTCGTTGCAACTCAGGGTCTTGACCGCCCAAAGCGCCGCCTAGCGCACCTGCAAGGCCATAAGCACCGCGACCAATTGCAAAGTTGGCCTGTTCAAAGGGGTCTAGCTTGGCATACTGCAAAGCACGTGCATCAGCATCTGCTGCTCGTTGTTGCTCTAGGCGCTCGGGCGATACGCCGAACAAGGTATCTACGATTGTTGCCATGACAACTCCTAGTATCTAAATGGGCCAGTGGGGTCAGTAAAGTCAGTGTTATAGCCCAGTTGTGGAGGTGGGCGATTGATATATTGTTTTAGTGCATCTTGCAACAGAGGGTTGTTACTTGCGCCAGTCAGGGCCGTAGCAAACGGGTTGTAAGCGTCAGCAGCAAATCGACTTTGCGCCGCGCTCGTGCCGCCTGACAACAAAGCCTGTGCCCCTGATGGGCTGGCAATACGCCCACCCAATGCAGAGCCAATATCAAGCGGTTCCCGGCCCAAGCCTTCCAAGTTTTGCATCTGCTGGAGATACGCCTCATATGGGCCAAGAGCCGCCACCTGGCCTCGATAGCTCTGCGTGATTAGGTTGCCACCAGTGCCAAACAAGCCAGCACCAAATCTAATCTGATCCATAGCGCCTTGGCTGGCTTGTGTCGCCAAAAGTGCATCTTGTTGCGCCAAAGCGTTGTAGTAAGCCTCAGCTTCAGGAGAAGCTGCGCTAAGACCCGCTGCACCACTTGGACGCGCACTTGTTGCACCCACTGCCAAACCACCACGACCAGTGTTAAACAAGCCTTGCTGCAATTGCGCCAGTTGGCGTTCACGGCTAGGGGCAAAAAGGTCTTGTTGCTGCGCCATGAACCGTGCTTCTGCTGCCTGTGGGCTTTCAGCCAAGTACCCTTGGCCTAATCTAAACAGACTTTTTGCACCACTTTGCAGCGGTGCATATTGCTTTTGAGCATTTGCTGCTTGTTCAAGTGCGCTACCCGCCAATCCCATGAATCGGTCTTGATAACCTCGGAGTGTTGGGTCTAGTGTGTAACTCGCGCCTGTGACACGCCCGTCTGGGCCTGTTTGAAACTGCGACTGACCAAATCGGGTCGTTATCCCAACAGGACGGAATCGCGCCTCTTCAGTTGCAAGTCGTGCGGCCTCAAGTTGTGAACCTGCTTGGGTTTCTGCTGCTTTTCGAGCAGATCGACCTGCCAAAGCGCCGCCCAACAAAGCAGCGCCGCCCATAATAAGTGCTGGAATCGCCATCTTATTTCTCCTCTTGCAAAATTATGCAAATTCGTTTGTTTTCTCGGTAGTAATCTTCTTTACTCATGTGAGAAAAGAAAACCTCGTGACCTTTTTCAATATTGCACACCAAAGGTCGGGACTCATAAATACTGCACAGATTGTCATCAGTTATGTGCTGGCAGTTAATTTTTCTACAACAGGCTCCGCACTTAGAACACTCAAACGGTGCTTCTGTGCCAGCAGGGATAACCGCTTGCTTGGCATACAGTCCATCGCTGAAGTGATGTGTGATCATGCTTTACCTCACTGCGGCAATGGCTTGCCAAGCTGTGAAGAGACTTTGGGCGTCAGTGGCGTGTCCGTCAGCCTTTTCTGCCAAATCTGAATATTCTTTTGTGCATTGCTCGAATACGATACTGAGGGCACTGGCGTACTCAGCGAGGGAGGTGTCGGTAGCGTTGGAGATGGAGCTACGACTGGCAACGAGGTCGTCCCGCAGCCTGTCACGCTCATTACGAGCAGCGGAAGCGTCAGCCATATTGCGCTGCGTTTGAGCCATTGCTTTCTTAACTGCTGCATCTTTCTCTCCCTGCATCCGTGTCGTTTCTTCCAGTGCCTTCTGGGTTGCAATCTGAACAGCTTGCGTATGCTCCAGCACCATCTCGTCAATCTTCCCGTTCAATCTCCAACCGTTAGCCGTCCAGCCAGTGAGCAACCCCACAGCCAGCGCACCAGCCAACAAGTAAGGCGTTAGAAAGATCATCGTGGGTAGAGCAGAACATCATCAGAAGTGCCAACAATCGGGGGGATTCGGTCATGCACCAGGTCAACGATCATGTCGTTGTCAGCCAGCTTGCCAGCCAAAGCGTTGTTGCTGTTGTTGATCGACATCTCGGCATTTTTGGTGATGCTGTAAAACTGGGTGATGCTCGGCACAATCAACGCGGCCCAAGGCAGCAAAGTCTCGGCAGCAGTCTTAGGTGCGGCAATCGCTTGCTGTGCTTGCTTGGCTCCAGCGTTCTTCAAAGCAAAATACATGATGCCCATACCCTTGGCTTGGAGGTCACCTTTTGCCGCCATATCAGCAATGGCTGTATCGGCAATCATCTCCTGCTGCGCCAAACGCTTCTCGCGCTCCGAGATGGCGTTGTAGTAAGCGTCTTGGCTTGTGGCGCAAGCCGTCAGGGTCAAGGCTGCGGCAACGGTTGCAATGAGTTTCATGTGATTTCCTTTGGGGCTTGATGTTACGGCTTGGGGTACTTGGCTTTGACCGCCAAACAGTCAGAAATGTATTTGTCAATTTGCGCTTGATCGCTCTTCACAATTCCATCAATGTAGTCCAGCAACGAGGGATATTCAGCCATTCGTTTCTCGGCGTAATTCAGTTCGGGCAGCGATGGTTCTGGATCTGGCTGCGGAAGATTTTCAAACACCCAAGACCCGTTCCACTTGGCGCGCTGGCCTTCAGGTATGGTCGGATGCGCTGCGTCAATAGATCCGGCAGGTAGCAAAAACACCCCAGGCTCAAGTGGCGACTCTTGGGCGGATGCCAAACCAACAAAGTAACCTGATGCGTTTAATTGACAAACTTGTTTCATGAGATACCTCAGAATTTAATACAGGCTAACAAGGCCACGTTGAAGGGGCGAGTATCTGTGCCGCCAAAATTGGCAATGGCACCAGCATCGTTGTAAACAGCACCAGAACCACCAATGCTGTTGCTTGCGCCAGCGGCGACATAGGTTTCTGCCGGGCCATCAATTCGGTGCGAATGGCTGCTGACGGAACCCCGTACAGAAATACCGTGGTTGTGCGATTCAACCGCATCAGATTGAGCCGAACCAAAAGCGCGACCCGCATCAAGACCGCGACCATCATCCCATCCACGGATGAACTCACCGCGCAAGTCGGGCAGGTTAAAAGTTGTCGAACCGTCACCAACTCCAAACGTGGTTCCAGTTACTGCAAACAAAGCAGCATAAGTGGCGCGAGATACTGCTGCGCCATTAGCCGCCAAGAAACCAGTTGGGGCTGCGTTTGTCGCAAAGTGAAACACTGCTCCAGTAAGGACGGGAAGGCTGCTTGAGTCTGCCTTAGTTGCAATCGCAGTGGAAATGTTGTTGAACTCAGTATTGATCTCTGTGCCCTTAACAATCTTCAACGGGTCACCCGAGGACAATGCATCCTTGGTGGCGAAGTTGGTACTTTGAACGTAATTACTCATGATATTTTCCCGTCTTTCGATTGAATCTCAATGCGCTGGATCGACAAAGGCGCTCCGTTGATGTTGGACTCGTAGCCTGTTTGCACGATTTTACCGCTGCCAGCCGCTGGAACAGAAAGTGTTTGGAGTGCAACACCATTTGAATATTCCGCCACTGGCACACCATTTGCACCATACTCAGCGGTTCCATACTCAGACACACCCTGAAGGGGAATCTGGGCACTGACAGCTTGGTAGTTGGCAGCAAAGTCAAAGCCAAACTTTACAATCACAGACTGATTTGAGCCGCCAATCACCACCACCTTAATTCTCTTGAGTAAGCTGGTTACGTCCTGGTTGCCCAAATCTGCATGGTTGGTGTAGTACATCATCCGATACGGGCTGGTGTGATCTTGATACGTGCTGTACTTGCAGACAAACCCATTCTTGCCCAACAAAACATCCCCGTTGCGCTTTGACAGCAATGAGGTCGGTGTAATTGAGTCCCACCGAGTCACCCTGAAAGAACCATCTTGTAGTTGACCACGGGTGTCAAAACAATACACCTCACTCACAGAGGGAAGCGTCAACAAATAAAAAGCCTTTGATTCTGAATAAACCGACTTAATATTCTTCTTTACCTCATCGCTAACAATCTGGATCAGGTCGTTTCGGATGTTCTTGGACAAGTCGCCGACAGGCAAAGACTTCTCAATGATCGTCCGAGCAAAGCTGCGAACACCAGAGTTGGACAAGAAAAGCACATCCTTGCCCGTCTGTTGGATGGAATCACGGGCAATACACCCAATGCCACCCACGCTATCAGACAACAAGAAAGTGATGGGCGAAGTTCCCGCTGGATTGTTTGCGCCTTGATACACGAGAATCTGACGCGAACCAAAAATGATCAGAAAGTTGTTGTGCGCTGCCAAACCTGTAATATTGTCTGCACCGTTAGGCCAAACCGTATTGATGTTTAGCGAACCAGACGAACCACCCGTCCAGATGTGCCCAGACAGCAAGTCTGAAAAAGAAATTGTCACGTTGTCGGTTGCCGTATCTGCCACCCATAAACGACCATACGCAGAAATAACAATGTCTGCCAAGGGCACAGTACCTGCATAACCAGCTTTCTCACTTACGCGCCGATAGGTAGTCGTGCTGACCGCTGGATCAAAGATCAACGGGTCATGGCTTTCTTGAAAAAAGTAAGTGATGCCATTCAGTGATGCAACAGACCAGTTGCTTGCCGTGATGGTTGGGGCAGTGCCTCCACCACCATAGGTCAACTCAACCACTGCGTTGGAACCGTCCAACTTAAACAGCTTGTTTGCGCCAGCGAACAGAATTGTCAGAGTGCCGTCAGCTTGAACCAACTCGTGCATGACAGTGACATCATTTGCACCCAGATTACCCGAACTTGCGTTAACCCGGCTAAACCCTTCACGCGCCCCAATACGACCAAACTGATCAATGATGCAGTTTGTCGCCACCAGAGCAAAGCCGCTCGCCAGATCTAAAGGCGAGTCTTGAGTATTCAGGCCAAAGAAACCTGGCGCTGAAACGCTTGAGGTCTGGATGACTTGGCTCATATGGCTAAGAACTCCTGTTGTTCAGGGTAGCGTGTTCCCTCCAAAGCAATGCTGTCAGCCAGCATCCCACGATAGAGTTGATACGCCTCAGAAGAACTCAAGCCTTGATCCTCGCCACGCTCCACCAGAGCGCGCGCATAAGCGTTCTGCACCACTAGGGTGTCCGATACCAAAACAACCGTGCTATCAGCCGCTAAAGGGGCTTGTGGGACTGTCAACGAGAAGGGAATGGTGTAGACACCATCTGGACGGGGAAACAACACCACTTTGGTGTCGCCGTTGTTGTCAACGCCATCAAAGGCATAGTAATTGGGCTTGCCAGAGACAGGGGCAGACAAGTTCTGAAAACGGTTCATCTCCACAAAAGAGATGTTCTGCATTTGGATTAAGTCAGTGACATTCAGCACATCTTGGACAGAGAACTTTTGCCCTGCGCCTGTCAGCGAGTAGATGTACGTGCCTGGTGCTGTGGTGACCGTAATGGTCTGGCCCAACACGTTCCAGTTGAAGGCATCCTCAATCTGACGTTTGGCGTCATTGACGAAACGACCAATCAATGTTGAATAAGCCGTTTGAGCATTGGTCGAGACTTGGGTTTCGCGCAAGCGAACCAAGACATCGTTAATCAATTCTAGAAAGGTCATTTTTTATTCCTTGCTGAAATGGCTCTGGCCTTTGATTTGGCATCCTCTTTGGATGATGCGCCCCAAGCCTTCAGAGATAACAGCAAGCGAGTGGGCTTACCGTCCTTCATCTCTGGGCCGGGCATATTGCCCATCCGTGCGAGAAAGGAGGCCCGTCTAGGGTTGTCGCCACTCTTTACAGGTGGTTTTAGATTCCCACCCGTTTCCGTATTGTACGATGCTCTGCCCTTGGCGTTCAAGCCGCCTTTTGGATTTTGACCAGCTTTTGTTTGCCAAGTAGGGGTTTTCATCGGGATCCTTTAGTTGTTGCCCCGCAGCTTTGCCAGCAAGTTTTTCAAGTATTGCAACAACACACTCAGCAAGGCCAAGACTTTTAGCCGCACCCAGTGGTAGCCGTTACTCACCTGTTCCAGTAATTTTTGGGGGACTTTCATTTTTTGGCCTTTTTGGGTGGTGAATGAGTCAGGTTCTTGCTGCTGGCAGTGTGTTTTGCACCCGTCATCAAAACCCCACCTTCCTTGTGGGTTGGGCCTTTGTAGGGCTTGCCATCAGGCAGGTAGTGCTTGGCTTCCTTACTCATCACTTT